TCAGAGGTTGGCTTATCTTAAAGCATTACAAGAGAAAGCAGAAGATTTAGTTAAAGAGGCATCTATATCAGATGAACTAACTAAATCACTAGATAACCTGTTCCAAATGGTTGGCGTGAGTTGGGAAAGAAATCTTCCACAACTGCCGAGAAAATAGGCATTGACATATGAGGGATTATAGACTATAATCCCTCATATTATAAACACTAACAGAAAGTAATAAAATGTACTACATACTAAGAGTAATGAATTTCAGCGATCGTAAAGAGTTCGATACTGATTCAGGTGCGAATAAGGAATATACAAAAGAAGACGCCCTTAAAAGAATAAAAGCACTAAACCTTTTAAATGACAGCAAATTTATAAGTTATATTGTCGTTCAAAAGGCAGAAGGAATAGTCCAAGAATAGACTTGACATATATGGGATTATGAACTATAATCCCATATATAAATGCTAACAGAAAGAAATAAAATGGACACAATAGACAAAATGCCAAGTTCGTTTTTTATAACTTACTTCGCAAAGACTCACAATGGCGAGCAGTATGCTAATGGTGGGAAAGTTATCACTAGAAAAGCAGTTGAGCCAAATCCTAAAGGTACAGCAGGTCGTATGTTCACAGATAAAAATGGAACAGATAGATATGTTTATTGGGATTTAGAGGCGAGAGATAAAAAGACAAATGAACTTGGTGCGTGGCGACACGCAACAGGTAAATGGAATATTAAATCAAATGATTAATATTCTTATAAGTTTAGGGCTAGAATTTTGGATTGGGGCTTTCGCCTCAATCCTAATTCTTTATCTTTATACTTGACAGAAGGAGAATAATAGGATAACATAGGATTATGAAAACAATTAAATATAAAAACAAAGAATACAAACTACCTTTTGAAGTTGGACTACCCGAAGACCCAACGACAGAAGAAATAGTAAGAAATAGATTTGGTGGTGAGTCTTGTACTCTACCTGCATTTGCTGTTGCTGTCTATGATGTTATTATGGGTAGTGAGCAACTAGCTACAAGCCACGATCGTCAAGTGGGTGAAGGATATTCACCTTATTGGGAGGATCATAGAAAAGGTCTTGATTGGTTTAGCAGGAACTTCACTAAAGAATATTATGTGTTATTAGATTAATAGTTGTATGCAATTACTACATACAACCACAGGTTGAGCGCCCCCTTCGGGGGCGCTACATATAGTGTCAAGCATAATCCTAGACACTATGTCCAAAATGGGTCTGGGCTTCGCCCAATACAACCACAGGTTGCATTGCACAACCACAGGTTGTGGCGCCATACAACCTCAGGTTGCATTGCCTTAATTTTGCCACAATTCGCCCCCTTCGGGGGCTTTTAATTTCTGTTGGGTCGACCGACCTGCGCTAGCGCGCAGGTCGGTCTTTCTTTTTACATATCAATAGAGGTACCAGCGCAAGTTGCATTTTTTTTGAATCACGGAACATCGATCCCCTTAATATAAAAAGGAGTCTCACAATCTCAGGTTGTATTGCTTGATTTAGAAAGACAATGGTGCTAAAAAACTTCTTTAACACCTTATAGGGGTGCAAAAAAATTTTAAAAATTTTTTATGATTTTTGACGCTTACGAAATAGATAACAGAATAAAACCTAATACATACATAGTTCATACTGAAGGTGGTTATCATATGTTTCATCATAGGTGTTCTAAGGATAAGTATTTAAACCCTTTGTATAGAGAAAAAATTTGGCCATATGTAGAAGACAAAAATAGAATTATATGGCCGGGCCTTACCAAAAAAGATCCGTATCCTCGTTTACATCTTTCATCGAGGATTAAGAAAAGAAGTGAAACAGGAAACATTAAAAATATTTTTATTTACATGCATCAATTAATTGGGGGTCTTCATAAAAAGAAAAGTCCTGAAGATGTGGTTAATCATATTAATGGGAATCCGGTAGATTACAGACTTAAAAATTTAGAATATGTGTCTCTTGCTAAAAATGCAGAAGGTGTTGAAAGAAAAAGAATAAACTATAACGAAATTTATGATACTTATTTAGCAAGAGGTTTTAAAAACGTATATGAATTTAGATAATATAGACATAAGTAAATTACCGGCTGACGTTAGAAAACAACTTTTACAGTTACAAGTAATGGTAGCTGAAAAGAAAATTAAGAACCGTGCTAAAGATGACTTCATGTCCTTTGTCAAAGCTGTGTGGCCCGAGTTTATAGAAGGTCCTCACCATAGAGTTATAGCTAAAAAGTTTAATGACCTTGCAACTGGTAAAATTACACGACTAATTGTTAACATGCCACCAAGACATACGAAGTCTGAGTTTGCAAGTTACTTGCTACCAGCATGGATGGTGGGCCGTGAGCCGAGATTAAAGATTATTCAAGCAACACACACGGGAGAATTAGCAGTAAGGTTTGGTCGTAAAGCAAAAACACTCATTGATAGTCCAGATTATGCAAAAATTTTTGAAACAAGACTTAGAGAAGATAGTCAGGCTGCAGGACGTTGGGAAACGGCACAAGGTGGAGAGTATTTCGCAGCTGGTGTAGGTGGAGCTATTACCGGTCGAGGTGCTGATCTTCTAATTATTGACGATCCACACTCGGAGCAAGACGCAATGTCAGCCAGCGCCTTTGAAAATGCGTATGAATGGTACACATCTGGTCCAAGACAACGTCTTCAACCAGGAGCTAAAATTGTTTTAGTTATGACGCGTTGGTCAAAAAAGGATTTAACAGGAATTTTACTCAATAATCAAAAAGATGTTAAGGGTGATCAGTGGGAAGTGGTGGAATTTCCAGCGATCTTGGACCACGGAACTAAGAAAGAACCGGTTTGGCCACAATATTGGAAGATGGATGAACTTCAGAAAGTAAAAGCAACACTTCCAGTTGGAAAATGGAACGCACAATGGATGCAAAAGCCAACTTCTGAAGAAGGAGCCATTATAAAACGTGAATGGTGGCGAAAATGGGACAAAGATTGGTTGCCAGACTGTTATTACGTTATTCAAGCGCTGGATACGGCTTTTTTAAAGAAAGAAACGGCCGATTACTCGGCAATTACCACTTGGGGAGTGTTTTATCCAAATGAAGACTCAAAACCAAATTTAATTTTGCTCGATGCCATCAAAGAGCGTTATGAATTTCCAGAATTAAGAAGAGTTGCACTTGATCAATATAAATATTGGAATCCTGACATGGTTGTAGTTGAACAGAAGGCTTCAGGGACTCCGTTGACTCACGAACTTCGTCAAATGGATATTCCAGTAATGACCTTTACTCCTAGTCGAGGAAATGATAAACATGTTAGAGTAAATTCATGCGCACCATTATTTGAGGCAGGGATAATATGGGCTCCAGATAGAAAGTTCGCAGAAGAAGTCGTTGAGGAATGTGCTTCATTCCCTTACGGCGATCATGACGATTTAGTTGACTCTATGACTATGGCGGTCATGCGATTCAGGCAGGGAGGATTCCTAACCCATCCAGAAGATTATGAAGATGAAAAAAAAGAACCTAGGAAAAGGGAGTATTATTAATAATGTCTTGGCTAATAAATTTTATAAAAAACGGCGGCACTTTAAAAGGTGCTATTAGAGAATTTTTTACTATGAATGGTCGTATGCCTCGTACATCAGAAATGAATAAGATGTTACAGGCGTTTGGAACTAAAGGGGACTTTAAAGGTTGGACTCCAAAAGTTATTGAAGGCGGCAAATCAGAACAGAAGATGGGTCTAGGACAATTTACAAAAAAAGAAGATGCTTATGAAAAAGAATTACAAAAAGCTGCTGAAGAAGTGGGTCTTGGAGAACTTCGTAAAAGTTTTACTAAAAAATATCCACCGCACAAAGTTAGTAATAAATTAGGGTTTAGACGAAAAGAATATCCAGCAGGTGTAGAACCAGGAAGCGTTGCAGCTAAAGCTATTGATGAAGCAGATGCAATTCTTGGAGCTAGAGCTGTTGATGAATCCGTATTACCAACTGCAAATGCTAAAGCATCTGAAAAAGCAGCTAGAATCTCTATCGACAAATTCAAAAAAGATCTTCCTCACCTAAGTCGTAATGATATTGATCAATTAACTAAAGATTTGGTTAATCGAAAATTATTTCCGGATTTTAATGATACACAACGGAAAGAAGTTTTCGACGCGATTGAATATCAGACTACCAATAAACCTGAATTTGCATCAGGCGGATTAGCCCACATGCTTGGTGAAGGCGGCAGAATAGGTTTTGCTACGGGCCGTCTTACGGGCCAGCCATATCTATCAAGAGTTAGCAAAGAAGAAACTTCTGAGAAAATTTTTAAAAAACTAATTGAAATTGCTAAAACTTTAGAATCCGAAGAACAGAAATATATGTACGAGGTTACTATTCCAAAAACTTTAATGAAACTATCCGCTGATGTAGGAACTAAAGAATCAACAGCATTAAGAAATTTTTTATCGGAGAACCCAGATCTTACCAAAGTTGATCTTAGTAATATTCCTCTTAAGTTTAACGATAACACCCATCTTAAAACAATGTTAGAGATTCCAATTGGTTCTGACATAAAAGCAAAGATTACTGGAGACTCTTCTATGACTGGAAGTGATTTAGATAAAATAAAACTAACCTCAAAAAATTTAGACATTGAATATGATAAGAAACGAAATGAAATAGATACTGATTTAAATTTTGATATAGGTAAGGGAGATATAAATCTTTCCCGCACCAATTATTTAAACGACAACACTAATGCCTCTAGGTTAGATATTACACATCCTTTCAACAAAGGAAATTTAAAAGCTACAGCTTTTGCAGAAGGCGATAACATTTATGGCGGAGAACTTGGATATATAGGTGATGGATCACGTATGAAGTTATATCTTGATAAAGACAGGGAGCCTTCTATTTCAGCAAAAAAAGAGTTAGATAATATTACGCTGAATACGGATCTTTCTTTAGACAAAGACGACTACAATCAAATTGGTGTTGAATGGAAACCAAAGGAGCATTATCTTAAAAACTGGATTCGCCCTGACAACTTTAGTCTATTTGCTAATCAAGATATTGGTGAAGGAGGAACCACTATAGGTGCGGATTATAACATTTATGATGAGGTCGATGAAGACACAGGAAATCGATCTAGGTTGAATCTTTCGTATGCAGACGCTTTAGACGGAGACGACAGAAAACTATTTCTTAAATATATGAAAAATTTTGATTCTAGTGGTAAACTTTCTAACGCTCAATGGGATCCCAATAAGCAAAAAGTTTATTTAAAGGAGCCCTATGATACCAGTTTTCAAACAAACAATCCCGACGAAGCTATAGATTTTCTTTCAAGTAAAAGGAATTTTTTTAACTCAGGCGGCATCGCGCGTTTGGGATTTAAAGACGGAAAAGGCCTGCAAAAGGTAGATCTTAACCGTAGACTGTTTTTACAAGGTATGGGGGCTCTTGCATCTTTACCTATTGTAGGTAAGTTTTTTAAATTAGCAAAACCTTTAGCTAAAACAAAAGATATTAAAGTGACGTACAGAACCGGTATTAATGAACCTTATGAATGGGATGATGTAGCTACTTGGGGGGCTAATTATGATTTTGAATCTTTAACTCCTAAAGGAGCGGCTCTTTTAGAAGAACTTTTTAAAAAAAATGAAAAGGTTATTACGACAAAAGACAAAACAGGAAAAATAACAAAAAGCGTGTCAACTAATTTAGATGATGGACCAGCTTATGTTGATGATATTAAAAAAGCTGGAAGTGATATGGAATTAGAGCATATTGATGATTATGGTAATTATGGAAAAGTATATCAATCAACAACCGAAAAGGGAGTTAAATTGACAGATAAAGAGGAATTTTTGAATGTTTCAGGTATTGATTCAGGTTATGGGCTGTACGACGAGAGCATAGACGGAGTTTATGATGTTATTCACGGCACAGCAAAAAAGGCCTCAGGCGGAAGAGCTGGTTTTGATAAGGGTGGACTACTAAGTCCTCAAATGGCTGATTTTATAAATAATTATTCTGATCAAATGACGTTTGAACAATACTTACAAATGATGTCTAATAAAATGGCCTCAGGCGGCAGAGCTACTTTTTATTTTGGTGGTGATGTTAAACCAGACATGTCTGACATTGGACATGGTTCAGATTCTTTGATGTCTAGAACAAGATTAGTTTCACCAAATAGTATGGCAACAACTTCAACTGGATTAAATTATTTATTAGCAGAGGATAATGACAATGTCAGAATTCCTTATGCCAAAGGTGGTGTAGCTAAAATTTTAGAAGAATAAGTATGGATATTAAAGAATACGCACAAATGATGAAATATCTTACTCGTCCTCAGGAACCAGCCATTGGCGGCAGGATTGGGTTTGCAAAAGCTGGCTTTGTATTTGGTGATCAAACATTTAATGTAGACATTCCAAACATGACGCCTGTACAAAGTAAATCTTTTCAAAAAGGACTTAAAGATTTAGAAAAATGGTCACAGAATCCTAATGCGGAAAACTGGATTGAAACATTTAGAACACCAAGTAAAACAGGTCAAACACATCAAGCCGAGTTTTCATTAAACCTAAGAAAGTATCTTCAAGGACAACCTGTAAAAGCAAGAGCAAAAGAACTTTTTGATTCTGTAAACATAAAAGAGTTATTGGGTGATAAAGTAAAAGATATACAAACATATACTCCACAAGAATTTAGAAAAATAAGTAATTTACCAAAAAGTGAAAAAGCCGCTAAAGTTGCTATGGCAAAATCTGCAAAAGCAGCTAACGCTGTGAGAGATGTGTTTGTTAGAGATGTTGACGCTGATTTAGAAGACGTAGCTAGAGGTATATTTGGAAAAGATTTTGATAAAGCCAGTGTAGTTGTTCAAGAAGATATGTTAAATAAAGCCTCTGATGACACCGCTAAATTATTAGAAGCCCTATCTACTAATAGACCAGTCCCAGGTTTTAAACCCATATCAAAAGATAAGATGGGAGACATAATTCAAAACATAGAAGATAATACAAAAGGGTTTAAATTTAGAGAAGGAACAATTAGAGAGTATAAATTTAGAGTTAGAGACTCATTGTTAGGACTAAAAACAGAATCAAAAGAAGGATTTAGAAATTTAAGAAATGTTGTTGGTGGAACCGATAAAGGAAAAGTTGTTGATGAAGTATTTGGTTTATCAGCAACGTTTAAAAACGCTCCAGGCTACACAGAAAATGTTCAGCTAATAGACAAAAAAATAAATAACATAAAAGGTAAACAAATAGACAAACCTTTTGCTGCTATTGTAAGCGCAGTAAAAAATAAAAAAAATGTAGTTCAGTATGAAGGTAAGGATATGAATATTTCTGAAGCTATTAAAAAATTTAATGCTAAATCAAAAGAGTTCAGTAATGTAAATAAAATATCTACACCACAAATTTTTGTGGGTGATAATTTGGATGCTACAAAACTTCTATCAAACTTTGATAAATATTCACCACAGGCACAAAAAGATATTTTAAAGAATGCAAAGGAAGGTTTTGTTTTAAATTCAACTAGCCCATCAACACCTGCTGGAACTTTTAAACCTACAAAACCCGTAGTTTTAGGATCTACTTTTGCAAACGTTGATAAAGAAATGTTAGATTTTAGAAAATTACCTGGTGATTTAAAAAATATTACTCGTAGTACTATAGAAGCAGCCCAGGCTGCAGGCAAGTCCCCTGCAGTTATTAACGCTTTGAAAAAAGCAAAAGCCGCTGGAAAATGGACGGGAGCAGCTTTAGCGTGGGAACCAGTTTTCGCTGCACCTTTTGCAGAATATGGGTATAGAAAAGGGGAAAGCACAGGGAGACTATGGGGGGATGCTACATTGGGTTTAGTAGGAGAAACTGGAGAAGAGGAAATAAAAAAAGCGACGGGTGAAAGAGGTTATGCAACTCAAGAACTAGATAGACGTAGATCTCAATTAGAAGGAATTGCATCTGCATACAATGCTTTGAATGTTGAAAATGATCCAAGAGGAGAACAACGAGAAATGTTTGAAAATTTATATGGAAGTATTAGAAAAAAATATGATAAATCATATAATATGTTTGTAGACAATCAAGGGCAATTTGATAAAGATCTATATAATCAAGCTCTTAATAACTACACTGCAGGGTTAACTCAAATAGATAAATTTAAAAAATTAAAACAAGCTGAACGAGCAGAAACATCTAAAGGATATGGAGCTGAACGAGAAATTAGAGACATAAGAGGTTATGCAGAAGGAGGTATTACAAGTTTAAATGTTAAAAAAAAATAAACCTAAAAAGAACCCAACTCTTGCTAAGAACAATACAAGCTTTAAATGGTGGGCAGTACCACCTAAAAAAGGACCTTTATCACAAGGGTTGAATATTAACTCAAAAAAGAGTAAGAAGGCATAGGAGAAAATTATGGCAGACATAGATAAGTCTCTCCCAAATACTAAGAACCCAGAGGAAGTTGCAGAAGGGGTTAGTATTGAGGAGATTCAAGAAACACCTAAAGGACCAGTAGAAGTTACAGAAGACGAATCAGGAGCATTAATTGATTTTGATCCAACGGCACTTAAAATGCCTGAAGGTGGAGATCACTATGCTAACCTTGCAGATTTTCTTCCAGAAGATGAAACTGGAGTTATTGGCAATCAATTACAAAACGATTATCAAGAGTATAAAGTTTCAAGAGCAGAATGGGAAAGAGCTTATATTGTAGGTTTAGATCTTTTAGGATTTAAATATACAAATAGAACAGAACCTTTTCAAGGAGCAAGTGGTGCAACACACCCGGTTCTTGCAGAAGCTGTTACTCAATTTCAAGCGTTGGCTTATAAAGAATTATTACCGGCCGACGGACCTGTCAGAACAATGGTGATGGGTAAATCAGATCCTCAAAAAGAAATGCAAGCTCAAAGAGTTAAAAACTTTATGAACTATCAGATAATGGATCAGATGAAAGAATATGAAGCTGATTTTGATCAGATGTTATTTTATTTACCTCTAGCAGGTTCTACATTTAAAAAAGTTTATTATGACGAATTACTGGGACGAGCTGTTTCTAAGTTTGTTCCCGCAGATGACCTTGTTGTTCCGTATACGGCTACCTCATTAGACGATGCAGAAGCGGTCATCCATGTTATCAAGATGTCAGAGAATGATTTAAGGAAACAACAAGTTTCTGGTTTCTATTCTGACATCGAGCTAACTAAACCAACTGGAACTGTTACTAACAAGTTGGAAGAAAAAGAGAGAGAAGTAGAAGGAATTAACAAATCCCAAAGAGTAGAAGCCTTATACACACTTCTAGAATGCCACGTTAATCTAGATTTAGAAGGTTTCGAAGATGTTGGTGCCGACGGAGAACCAACTGGAATAAAATTACCTTACATCGTTACAGTCGAAGAAGGTAGTAGGAAAGTTTTGTCTATCAGACGAAACTTTGCGCCCAATGATCCAAAGAAAAATAAAATCCAATATTTTGTCCACTTCAAATTTCTGCCAGGACTAGGATTTTAT